AGAAGGATGTAATGATGACTTGGCAATGTGTCTTGTTATATTTGCATGGTTAGTTGTGCAAGATTATTTCAAGGAGATGACTGATGATGATATTAGAAAACGAGTTTATGATGATCAAAGAGATCAGATAGAACAAGACATGGCACCATTTGGATTCATAGAAGATGGATTAGGAGAGACTTCATTTACAGATGATGAAGGAACTAGATGGAATGTAGATGAGTATGGTGATCGTTCATTTATGTGGGATTATATGTAATGGATCTTGATGAAGAATTTGATTTAGGTCATTTAATATTACACGAGAGAAAGTGTAGAGTCTGTAATCAAACTAAAAGTTTAACAGATGGGTTTTACCTTACTAGAAAGAATAGAGGGGTATTGCCATCATCTTATTCGTATGAGTGTAAGACTTGTACGATAAAAAGAGTGAAATCTAAAAGAAAAAGAAATAAACCAGAAGTGTACCCTGACTGGTAGTGGGTTCGTGTACTGTTTCCCCACTGAAAACACCCAAACAATAAATAAGTTGTAGAGAAAACAACTGAGTTTCCGAGGAATACTAACATGACGCTTAATCTAGTATCTCCAGGCGTTAAGGTACGTGAAGTTGACCTAACTGTAGGAAGGATTGACGGCATCAACGATCAAGTAGGTGCAATTGCAGGACCCTTTGAAAAAGGGCCTGTTAATGAGCCAGTTCTAATCGAGACAGAGGCCGACCTTCTAGAGACGTTTGGTTCACCAAAGAGTGCCGATGCACAGTACGAGTACTGGATGTCAGCATCTGCTTACCTATCATACGGTGGAATTCTTAGAGTTCTAAGAACTTCTAACCCAACACTATCCAATGCTAACGCACCTGTTGGTCTTGCGATAACCAATCTTTCGATTGCATCTTCTGAAGATTATTACAACAACCGTGCAGCTGATACCGAGTGGTTATATGCGGCAAGGAACCCTGGCTCTTGGGCAAATGATCTTAAGATTTGTACAATTGACGCAAAGGCAGATCAAAGGGTCGCTATTGGTACTGAAGGTTTAGTAGTAGGATACGCTATTACTGCTGGATTCTCAACTAGTATTGCAAATACAGACGGAACAGTTGGTATTCAGACTGGTTACGTTAAAGGTATTATTACTGGAATTAATGCTGGATCAATTGACGTTAAAGTTGTAAGTAAGCACAACGTTACAACAGACGTATGGAGTGCAGTTGATTACGAAGAAGGATCAACAACTGCTGCTTTCCAAGGATATGACGCTGGTGTTTTCGATGAGTTCGAGAATGCTCTTACTACAGTCAATCATCCTAACCGTTTAAAAATCTTTGATTCTGCTGGTGCTCAACAGAGAGTTGAGAGACAGAGATTCCAAGCTACAGTTGGTATTGGTTCTACAGTCATTTCTTATGGCCCTGACTTCAGTGCTCTCAAGTCTGGCCCTGGCGACCAAATTAAGTCACTTAACGGAACTTATACAGGAACAATTGTTTCTTATGCCACTACTAATGGACAGGGAACAATAATTATGGACACCGCTGCTACAGTGGCGTTCGCAAATACAGACTTCCTCGTTATGTCTGGTATTGATAGTGGAATTTATCTAAGAGAAGGTAACACTGTCACTGACTGGTATGACCAGCAAACTCTAGGACTTACAAATAGTACAGTCTACTGGAAACAGGTTGCTGATCGTCCTACAACTACAGAATATGCTAAGGAAAGGAATTCTAAGAATGATGAGTTCCACGTTCTTATCGTTGATGACACTGGTAAAGTAACTGGTAGTTCTGGAAACATCGTAGAGAAGTGGACTGGGTTATCCAAGGCAAGTGATGCCAAGGTTTCTCCTTCTACAGACATCTACTACAAAAATTACATTGCAAACTACTCTAACTATGCATTTGTTGGTGCTGCTCAAACTGGTATTGGTCTGAAGCATACAACATTAGGTGGATATAGTATTGATTCAACTGGTGTTTGGAGTACAAAGGCACAAGGAGTAACATTCAATGGTGCTGGCCCTAAAATCTATTCACTTACAAACGGAAACGATTACGGTGGAACCGACCAGTATGCTTGCACACTAGGAGACATTGTAACTTCTTATCAAGTTTTAGATAACCCTGCAGAATATTCTGTTAACTATCTAATTCAAGGCCCCTCAAGTGGAGACAACATCTATGAGGCACAGGCTAAGGCAAACAAACTAATCAGTATTGCAACTGTCCGTAAGGATTGTATCGCATGTATTTCTCCTTACAGAGCTGGAGTTGTTGGTTTAACAAACTCTGACCAACAGACATCAAACATCATTGCTTTCTATGATAGTTTGACTTCTAGTTCTTATGCAGTCTTCGACTCTGGTTACAAGTACACCTATGACAGGTTTAATAACACATTCCGTTATATTCCTCTGAATGGTGACATTGCTGGATTGATGGCAAGAACATCAATTAATTCTTATCCTTGGTTCTCACCTGCTGGTGCAACTAGAGGAAACATCAACAATGCAATTAAACTTGCATACAACCCATCACAGGCACAGAGAGATGAGTTATATCCTAAGAGGATTAACCCAGTTGTATTCTCTGCTGGTGCTGGTATAGTTCTATTCGGTGACAAGACAGCTCAGAAAGAAGCTTCTGCCTTCGATAGAATTAACGTTCGTCGCTTGTTCCTTACAATTGAGGGTACAATCGAGAGAGCCGCAAGATCACAACTCTTTGAGTTCAACGATGATCTTACAAGAACAAACTTCTTGAATATTGTTGAACCATATCTTCGTGATGTCAAAGCTAAGAGAGGTATTTCCGACTTCGTAGTCATCTGTGATGAAACTAATAACACACCTGCTGTTATAGATTCAAATACCTTTAAGGCAGACATCTTCGTGAAGCCTGCACGTTCTATTAACTTCATTGGTCTAACCTTTGTTGCTACAAGAACTGGTATTAGCTTCGATGAAGTTGTTGGCTCTGTCTAATTACTAACCCCTTACTAAATACATACGAAGAGAGGACTTAACAGAATGTCTACCAAGAACTTACCAAATATAGGTGCTAGGACGATTAACTCGTTCAAGTCAAAACTTATCGGTGGTGGTGCAAGGCCTAATCTATTTGAGGTTGTACTTCAATTTCCTGATGGTGTAGGCATAGATCCAGATGCACCCGAAGATGCAAGGTTTATGGTTAAGGCTGCAAACCTTCCTGCATCGAACATCAACGTTATTGATGTTCCCTTCAGAGGAAGAAACCTCAAGATTGCTGGTGACCGCACATTTGATGTGTGGACAATCACTGTCATCAACGACACCACATTCAATCTCAGAAATGCTTTTGAGTTGTGGATGAATGGAATCAACAAACATGATAATGCTACTGGAGAAACAACTCCTTCAGATTATCAGACTGACGCTATGGTTTATCAGTTGGGAAGATCAACTGTTCAAACAACAGCAGGTCAGGGTGGTTCTATCCAAGGTCAGGACGACAAATTACCAGTATTAAAGTCTTATAAATTCCACGGAATATTCCCAACAAACGTTAGTGCAATTGAGTTATCATACGATCAACCCGACACAATAGAAGAGTTCACTGTTGACCTACAAGTTCAGTGGTGGGATGCTTTCAAGGGTAACGAAGATAATTCTATGTTTGGTTCATCTACTAGCGCTTAATTATTAACATATAAATAACTGGGAACAGCCCAGTATGAAGTGAGTTAATGGCTAAATTATTTGGTTTTAAGATACAGAAAGACGACGATCAAAAAAAGAATGTCGTCTCACCTGTACCTCAGTCTAACGAGGATTCATCGGACTATTATGTTTCGAGTGGATTCTATGGGCAGTACGTAGACATTGATGGTGTATTTAAGTCCGAGTACGAGTTAATAAAAAGATATCGTGAAATGGCACTTCATCCAGAAGTGGACAGTGCCATCGAAGATATTATAAACGAAGCAATAGTTTCGGATCAGAATGATTCTCCAGTCGAAATCGATTTGGAGAATCTTCCAGCATCTGAGAAACTTAAAGAGCTCATTAGAGAAGAGTTTAAAACAGTAAAGGAAGTTCTAGACTTTGATAAAAAGTGTCATGAAATTCTTAGAAACTGGTACATTGATGGAAGAATTTATTACCACAAGGTAATTGATGTCAAGAAACCAGAAGAAGGAATTAAAGAAGTAAGATATATTGATCCACTTAAGATAAAATTAGTAAGAAAACTTAAGACAGATCCTTCGTTAAAAGGTGCTATCAACGCAGTTAATCAAGGGCAGGATCCACAAAATATAGAAAACCCTGAGATAGAAGAGTTCTATCAGTACGATCCCAATTCACAACAGGGTAAAAATAACTTAGGTGCCATAGGTAGTACACCTTTTGCACATAAGAATAAACCAGTTAAGATTGCTCCAGATGCAATAACATTCTGTCACTCTGGATTGGTAGATAGAAACAAGCAAACTATCCTTTCTTATCTGCACAAGTCAATCAAGGCACTCAATCAACTTAGAATGATTGAGGACTCTCTTGTTATCTACAGGTTGAGTC